CTATTTCAATACGATTTGGTGGAATCCTTCCGAGTCGAACACCCACAGCTCTTTGATGTGGGATTCATGACGGGCGTTGTACAGCGACAGTTGGTTGACGAACTTGTCGGGCAGTTTCGTGCTTCCGAAGTCCAGTACGAACACGTCCTTGACAACGCCCTGTTCGACGCCGCCGACGACGGCGTCGTTGATGCGTTGGGCCACGTTCCTGTATTTCAGGCTTGCTGGTGATTTCAGTTCGGCGTCGCATTCGTGGCTCAGCCAGTGGAAGTCGTTGCTGGGCTTGCCATCATGGCTTTTCGGTATCCACTCGTATTCCTCGCCCAGCTTCTGGAACTTCTCGAGGAACACGATCTCGTGCCGTTCGAGGATTTCCCTGCTCGGGTCGACGCCGACGGCGAGCTGGCGCCGGTACCAGGATTCCGCAGTGCCTTTTGGCTCTCCCTTCATTGACAGGAGTCTGACGGACTGCTCCCACGGCATGGTCGGCGTCGGGTAAACGCCGTCCGTGAACGCCATGGGATTGTCCCGGCGCATGCGCTTGAGCTTCTCCCGGTAGTCGCCGCCTTCCTTGCTGGCTTCCTGCCACATGGCGGTGAGCCGTTCGGGGTTGTATCCGGCGAGTGTCTGGCGTCCCCAGCTGGGGACGATCTGGCAGTCGCAGTCCCGGTGGTATTGCATCTCCAGGCCTGCCGAGTCCTCGCTCAGGTAGGTGAAGCCCCGTGAGGCGAGCATGGTGCAGAACGCGCATGTCCTTGCTCCGCGCGGCACTCTTGCCCATCGTGGTTTCGACGGGTCGATGCGCATGTTGCGTTGGGTGGTCAGGCGTGCGGAGGCGTTGACCATGTCGGCGACGAACTGCATCGCGTCATCCGGGTTGCCCAGATCGGGCCACAGGTCGTCGATCGTGGCTCCCGCGCGCGACTGCCCGTTCTTGACCTGCGTGTAGGTCAGGCCGGCGTAGTCGGTGTTGTTGAAGCCGCCCTGCACCTGCCAGAGGGCGCGGTCGGGGTCGATGAGCCGCGTGTGGTCGAAGTCGTCGAGCCGGACGCCCGCGTATTCGCTCCACAGGCCGCGCACGGTGTCGTAGTATTCGTTCGCCAGCTGGGAGGCGTCTCGGGAGAAGTCGCGGATCGCGTCCTTGACGTTCAGGGGGTCGCGGTCGACCATGTTCTCGATGACGTCGGCCGCGCTCTCCCTGAGGTTGTCAAGGTCGGTCTGGTAGTCCCTGTACGCCTTGTCCAGCAGCCGTTGCAGTTCCGGCGGGGCCTTCGGATTCGCTGCCATCGGCTGCCTCCGTGTCCTGCGGGTTCATCCGCTGCTGTCTGAGCTGGTCGATGTTCCGTTGGGCCTTCATCCGCTGCTGGTAGGCGCGGAACGACTGGAGCTCGCCGGCCGTGAGACCTAGCTTGGCCAGTCCCACGTCGGAATCCGCCCAGTCGCCGTTCACGCCGGCGACCTTCGTGTAGTAGTCGGCTCTCGCGGCGTCGCTCACCTCGCGGGTCGGGGCCCACAGGGGGCGGATGCCGGTCAGGTCTGGCGGCTGCGGGCTGTTGTCGCGCAGTTGCACGGCCATGCCCATGGCGTTGAGCAGCTGGCGGGAGAACATGCGGTTCTGCCGGTTCGCGGTGCGCGTCAGCTGGTTCTCGGCCGCGGCGAGCGCTTCGGCGCTGGTGGGGTTGGCCAGTCGGATGCCGAGTTGTTCGGGTGGNATGTCGGTTTCGGCCGAGGCGAGCATGGCGATGGTTTCGAGCATGTCGCCGTGGGGTTGCATCGATGCCTGGGAGACCTGCTTGAGTTCGGGGATGTCGCCGTTGATGTCGCGGCTGACCGCGTTGATGCTGCTGACGAGCGCGTTCCACGTGTCCTGTTGGAAGGATTCGCGGCTCAGGCCGAGGAACCATATTTTGGGGACCGAGTAGAATTCGGCGGATGCTTCCATGCGGACCATGGTGCGCATGGCCATGTCGGTCAGGTTCATGAGGGCGCGGTTGATGCGGGAGCGGCCGAAGGGGCGGTCCATCTGCTTGTCGTAGACGATGGGCACCACGGCGACGCGGTCGAGCCGGTTGTATTGGGGTTCCGCTTCCCACCCGTATCCGGTTTTCATGCAGGCGTAGTTGCGGCCGGGCAGCCATGCGTTGAATGCGGTGATGTTGCCCCATTTGTCGCTGTCGGTGATGGTCAGCGCGGCTTTGATGCGGCGGCGTTCGTTGTCCCATAGTGCGGCGGACCAGTCGGCCGAGCGCGGGGTGATGAGGATGCGCTCGTTGTCGTCCGGGTCGTAGTCGATGGTCAGGAAGCTGCAGGAGTGCTTGTAGCAGCTGATGACGGCCTCGCTCATGTCGGTTTCGAGCTCGTTCATGCGCATGATCTCGTCGATGCCGTGGTTGTCGGCCCCCGTGGCGGTCTCGAATCCCTCGAACACGCTCTTGTCGGCGAGCGCGCGCACGCTTTTCTGTGGCCAGCCGACCACGACGCCGGCTTTCTGGGCGACGATGTTCGGGATGCTGATGCCCAGGTTGTTGAACCGTTGTTTGGCGTCGTAGAACGCGGAGCGCAGCAGGTTGCGGGGGTATTTGTTGCGCCAGAGTTCCAGTAGGCGGGTGATGTCCGTCATGTCGTCGTCGGGCACGTTGGCGATGTGCGTCACGGACGAGGAGCCGGTGGACAGGTAGGGGTTGCCGAAGCTGATGGATTGTTCGCTCATCCGATCATGACCTCCTGTACTCGGTCCGGGTCTCGTTTGGTTATGGTCGTGCCGTAGAGGGCGAGCGTGCATGCCACGAGCGGGCTTATGTCGATGTCGCTGCCCATCGGGTTCCATCCGACGGCGCCGGATTTGCCGATGCTGCGTGTGGTGGCGTTGGCCACGGCCGTGGCGAGCGCCGGTGCTTTGTCGTCCGGCAGGTGGGTGAGTTTGCCGTCTCTGAGCATGTCGAGGAATTTGCCGCAGGCGCGGCCCATGTCGCTGTAGTTGGTGACGATGACTTTCACGTGCCGGGCTTTGAGGTCGGCCAGCAGGCTCATGGCGGGTGATTGCGAGTCGATGACCACGCTCGCGGTGCGCGGCCAGTGGTCGGCGATGTAGTCGACCGCCCATTGGGTGCCTTTGGATTGGGTGGCCTCGAAGCGGCGCAGTTCGATGTGCGCGGTGCCGTCCCTGTGGTTGACGGCTCCGCCGATGGCCAGCGACCTGCGGTCGGGTTTCATGTCGAGCGCGTAGCCGATCAGTCCTTTGATGTTGGGTGTGCCGGTGGCGGCTTTGGCCCATTGTTCGGGGTTGATGGCCTGGCTGGTGGTGGTCTCGTCCCAGATGCCCAGTGCCTCGCGGCGGAAGCTGTCCTTGCCGAGCTGGCGTTGCATGCGCAGCATGCTGGTTTCGCTGGTGCGGCGCGGGAAGCTCGGGTTGGCTTTCCTCCATTGGGCGCGGTCGTCGCTGTCGGCGTCGCGGTCGGCGGAGAATTCCACGTAGAGCATGTCGTCCTCGCCGGCGAGCGCCTGGCGGCGGCGTTCCGTGAACGCTTCGCCGGGGTCGGCGGGGCGCGGTGGGGTGCCGATGTAGAGGACGAGCGCGTTGGGGCTGGTGTTGGTGGCGGGCACCATGTCGCTGATGGCCTGTTCGGTCAGGATCTGTGCTTCGTCGAACACGATGATGTCTACGGCGTCGTTGCCTCGGGCGAAGCCCTGGGCTCGTGCGCCGAACAGTATCTTGCTGCCGTTGGCGAAGGTGATTTCCTGCATGCCGTTGCCGCCGCGCACGCCGTCGGTGCGGCCGGAGTGGTCGAGGTATCCGATGAGCGCGGGGTTGCGTACCAGAGTGCGCACGTGGTCGAACGTGTTGCTGTTGGTGCGGTTGTGGTGCGCGGTCCAGATGACGGTCAGGTCGGGGATGAGCGTGCACAGGATGACCACGAGGCTGGAGACGGTGAAGGTCTTGCCGGTCTGGCGGCAGATGCTCAACACCACGCCGCCGACGGACGCGGCGAACGTGCCGTCGGTCCTTCGGCCGAGGATGAGCGTCAGCAGTCCCTGCTGCCAGCGGTCGTAGCGGATGCCGCATGCTTTGGCGCGCTTGTTGACCTTGGGGAACATGCTGGTGACGATGCCGGAGGGCATGACGATGTGGCGTGCGACCTCAGATAGCTTCGGGTCGGAATTCTCCGTCATCGTCGTCCTCCGGATCTTCTTGCGTCGTCATGCCTTGTGCGGGGTTGCCTTCGAGCCGTTCGATTTCGCGGGTCAGGGCGAGCAGCNGTTTGCTGATGCCGGTCAGGCTGCCCGGCGGGGTGCCGGCGCTGAACATGGCTTCCTTGAGCCGGGCCTGCGTGCGTTTGAGCACGCTCACGTAGTCCTCGGGCCCGTCGTTCATCATCGCCTCGAAATCGGCGGCGGTGAGGGTGTCCATCGCCTCGGGCTCATGTTCCACGTCCCCGGCCGGGGCGGGAGGGGTGGTGACGCGGCTCATGCGCTTGGCCCTGCGGTAGGCGCGCTGCTTGCATTTGGCCGAACAGTACTTCGCTTTCTTACCACGGCCGGACGGGGTGAACGGCTGGCCGCATTCCTCGCAGATCACCGCGCTCACCTCCAAAAAAACGTAACGGGATAACGTAACGGCCGACCAAGGCGTTACGTTTTGACATGCCGGGGAGATATCGGCCCTGCGCCCGAGGGGGCTTCGACCGGGCCGGGCGGGTCTCCTCCCCACGTTCACCACTCGCCGCTTGTCACCAATGGCATCGAGGTGGCCTTCAGGTCGGCCGGGTGCCCCTGTTGAAGAATCTGTTTGATGCGTTCGCGCGCCCATTCGACGCTGTGGTTGGAGCGGACGCGGTTGCACCAGCGGTGCGCGAGCCGGCAGTTGCTGAACAGGTATGGCGAGCCGCCCTTGCTGACGGGTATGATCTCGTCCACCTCGGGCGAGCCCGGCAATCCCGGCGGCAATGATTTGTCCACGGGCCTGCCGCACAGGTGGCACGTGTCGTAGGCCGCCAGCACCCGGGCCACGACCTGCTGGCGTCGCCAGCCATTGGCATGACGCCGGTTGCCGCGCCGTCCGCTCATAACCCGGCCTTGTCGCACGACCGCTGCCATGCGTCCGCGAACGCCTGCACGGCCCGGCGCACGATGGGTTCGAGGGGGTCGACCACAATATGCCCGGCCGGGGTGACGCTCACGGGCACCGGGAGGGCGTCGATGTCGGCGAGGGTATTCCCCCTGCACGTGATCTGCAGGCTGATGGTCGGCATGCCTGGCATTGTCATGGCGTCATCGCCTCACAATCAAATGAAAAGAGTGGCGGGGCGAACATCACCGGCGCTTTGGACGTGCCGGCGGAGTACTCTCGCCCCATGCAATGCGGTCAGATACGCGAAAACCCAGCCACGTGAGCTGGGTTTTTCGACACTTCTGCCACTGCAATCATCGGTGACAGTCGTTCATTTGTCAAGTCCTTCGGACGGTCTGGCCTTGTCACTCGGCGGCTCGTCCACGGGTTCGCCGCTGATGGCGAGCCTGTAGACGCTGCTGTAGGTGATGCCCTCCAGCGTGACATCGAGCTTGCCGCGCCTACGCCACACGTTGACGGTGTTGCGTTTGAGCGTGATCCCCGCAACCGTGAACGCTTTGGCTATCTCGGCCGCAGAGCCACGCCGGCTGTCATCCCAGCACAGTGTCTTGAGTCGCCTGAGTTTGACGGTCTGCGCTCGCTGTTCCCTCCCGCACACGGGACACGTGACCCACTGGTCTGCCGCGCCTGCGGCGAGCATGGTCCCGCACAGTTCGCAGGTGCCGATCTCGCGGCGGCGTTGTTCGGGCGGGTCCAACGCGGCATCGACTTTGCGGGCGATGCCGTCGATGACGTGCATGTAGAGGTCGGCGTCGCCGAACGTGGCGAGCTTGGGGTGGCCGGCGCATTTGATGAGCGTGGCCTTCAGGTCTTCCGTTCGTGGATCCCTGCGCCAGTCAAGGGCGTCGATGCCGTCGAGGCAACGCCAGAGTTCGCGTGCGGTGCTGTCGAGCATGTCGATGAGGTCGAGCACGTCCAGCCTGATAGGCGTGGGCGGCGTGGCCGTCTGGATGCGCACGGGCGCATGCCCGCCCGGATGCAATGTGGCGTCGAGGCTGTCATGCAATGGCGTGACGTCACGCGCCAATTGCAGCAGCGTGCCGGCGAAGCGCAGCTCGCACGCCGTGCACAGCGCGTACCCGTTTTCGATTATGGTGTTGCAGTTCTGGCAGTTCACGAAACCCCTCCACATCGGCTAAACTGGTTGCTTGCTGACATGCCCTCCGCCTTTGGTGGAGGGTTTCGTTTTATTTGCCTCGTCGTCGTATCCGCCGGTCCAGATTGGATGGGATTGGCGGTATTCCAATGATTCGTTTATTTGCGTTGAATCAAATCAATGGTTCGATGAATTCCGGGGTGGAATCGTCCTTGTGGGGTGCGGACGTTTCCGGATGGGCGATGATGTACATGGCCTCGTTCAGCGGCAGTCCGAGGAGCTTCGCCGTGTACTCGGGTGTCGCGGCCTTGCTCCGATGCCATTTGAGTATCAGCTCACGCTGGTTGTTCGTCGCGCTCACTTCACACCTCCCGTATGCGGGTCGATGAGCTGGCAGCTCATGGCATCGATACGGTTATTGGTGCGGGCTTCGATGCAGAGGCGTTTCACGTCGCCCGTGGTTTCGACCCGTTGGATGATGGTCTGTTCCGGTGCCGGGGTCGTAACCGCGTAGGCGGTGAGGCCGATGACGGCCAGCACCATCGCGACGATGACGGCGATGACGATGGTGAAGACGAGCCCGATGGTGGATTCCACCGACCAGCTTCCGCGCTTCATCGCGTGCCTCCGAGCACGCTAATGTAAAAATCGGTGGTGATTAATGTAATTTCTTTCATCTTGTCTCCTTGAGCACGTTGATGGAGCGGAAGAGTTCGGTGTTGAGTGTGGGGTTGCCGTTGGCGTCCGGTTTGATGACGGTGGTGAGGTTGTCCGCGTCCTGGAGGATCCACCAGCCGTTTTGGGGGAAGTAGGAAAGGTAGCCGTCCAGTGTCTGGCCGCTCTTCGTGATGGCGACGAACCGGTGCAGGAACAGTTCGCTCGGTGTTGAGTGCTGCCAGTCGATGCTTTCGCTCACGTTCATTCTTCCGTCTCCTGTTCGTAGAAGTCTTTGGGTGTGACGGTCACGCTGATCTGGCATCCGGCGGCGAGCGCCGCGTCGATGATGTCGGTGAGGGTTGTGTTCTCGTTCATTGTTGTTCCTTCGTTTTCATGGCGTTGACGGCTGCGAGCGCCTTTTTGGCCGCGTGCAGCCATGCCTGTTTGGAGACTTCGCTGACGGCGTCCCAGTTGGTGGGGCCGGGTGTGCCCTCGAAGAACCCTCGGGCGCAGGTCTCGATCTCCTCGTCTGTGGGCTCGTCCGCGTTGAGTTCGTTTTCGATGCGGATGGCCAGGTTGAACGCCTTGTCCCAGCCGGCCTGGTAGCCGACGACGAACGCTTCGGCGGCTGACTCGTTGCCCAGCCCCGCGTCGGTGAGCGCCGCGAGGGCCTGTTGGGTGAGGTCACTCATCGTCGTCCTCCACGATGGTCGGCATGCCGCTGGTCTCGTACATGGTTCTGGCCACCGCCTTGAGGTTCCGGATGCTCACGCCTTCCAGCACGCAGGCGCTCGCCAATGCTTCGGTGAGTTGGTCTTGTGTCCAGATTCGTGCCGTGTGGCTCATGCGGGTCTCCTTCGTGGGGTGCAGTGCTCGTGTGCCGGTTGGTCGTCCTCCATCCATTGGTCCTGGTTGTTGAGCCAGTGTTTGACGCATCGGGTGTGGTTGTCGGGCACGGGCTTGCGGCACAGGATGCAACGTGGCTTCATGGCCGGTCCTCCTTTTCTGCGAGCGCCGGCCCCGTCATGAGGGTGAGGTAGTGGCGGTATTCCGCGATGTCCCTGTCGAGGCAGTCGTGGACGCGGTGCGTGGGTTTCATGCGGTGCTGGTATGGGTCTTGGCCGCAGGCTTTGGCTGCGAGGCGCAGTGCGGTGACGTCCAGCATGCGGTAGTGCAGCAGTTCTCCGAAGCCCGTCATGCAGAAGCGTTCGACCATGGGCAGGTCGAAACGGCTGATGTTCGTGCCGGCCGGGTGCAGGACGTACGTGGTGGCCATGCCTTGGATGAACCGCAGGGCCTGCTCGGCGATGACCCTAGGTGAGTTGGCCAGCGGGTCGCAGGATTCGCATTGGGCGAGCAGACCGTTGTTCAGATGCAGTTCCAGGGCGGAGGGCTGCACGGTCAGCAGGGTCTCCCGGCCGATGTGCACCACGGCCTCGAACCGCCCGTATTCGTGCATGGCGTCCAGGCTGGTGCAGCGCAACCCGATCTCCAGTATCGAACACATGTTCGCATCGAGGCCGGTGGTCTCCACGTCCATCCATAGCAGGGCTTCGGGTTTCTCGGGGATCATAGCGTCTTCTCCTTTCCGGCGAGCGCCTGAACGATGGCTCCCTGGATGGTTCGGGGTTCCTCGCGGGTGAAGCCCTGCGGGATGATGATTGTCCTGGTGCTCACCGGTATGTCGGGCGGGATGAGCATGGTCACGCTGGTGCCGTCCTCTCGGGTGAAGTCCACGTTGTCGAGTTCGCCGGGCACGGTGACCGCGTAGGCGTTGATCATGAGTGTTCCTTTCTGCTGATTTATCGGTTGGTTTGCGGGTGGTTGGGCATTCCCTCGGGCGGCGGGCATGAGTGCCATTGGCCGTCGGTGTCGAGCAGTATCCAGCCGCGCCGGCAGCTGTACACGGGCACTTGGCTTGGCTCGGGGTCGTAGCTTTTGAGCAGGTAGCCCAATGCTCGGGCCTGTTCGGGGTGCTGGTGGACCCATCCGTGGCATCCGGTGCTGTTGTCCGTGCCGCACACGTCGATGACGTTCGAGGGGCTGTGCCGTTCGGGGTCGCCGTATGTCTGGCTGCGGCGTTTCCGGTGGTGGTGGCTGCTGCCGGGCCATTCGCCGCCGCGTAGGTATCGGTCGCAGACGATGCACCGGTTGTTTTCACGGCCTTCCACGAGGCGCAGGGTCGCAGCTGTGGGTTGGTCGCTCATGCTTGATGCCTTTCGTTGATTTCCGTCACGAGCCGTTGCGCCACGGTCTCCGGCTCTTCGCCGGTTTTGACGTGGGCCCAGAACGTCTGTTCGACGCTGTCCGTCCACGAGCCTTCGGGGACTTGGCTGATGGCGTGGGTTTGGAGCCATTGGCGGGTGACGCCGCCCCATTCGGTGCGTTTCGGCACGCTTTGGAGCCATTGCGTGTATTGCCGGTTTTCGAGCCATTTGCGCATCGACGGCACGAACCGGTCGCCGTCCTGGCGCACGGTCTGGGCGTAGCGGATGACGGCGCCGAGCAGCTGGCTCGGCTCGGCCTGGGGCATGGTCGGGTCGCTGCCGCTGGTGACGGCCTGCCACAGGTTTTGGGCTTGGTCGCGGCTGCCGGTATGGCTCGGGTACCGGTCCCAGGCGAACGCGAACGGGTCGGCCTCGGCCAAGGCCTCGGCTTCGGCGAGGCTCGGCACCGGCCTGGCGTGGCCGGATTCGGCCACGGCTTGGCTCGGCTCGGCGTTCGGTGCGGAGGGGGCTACAGGGGAGGTAAGGCTAGGTATGGTTAGGTTAGGACCGGTTGCTTCGTTTGCTTCGAAGCAATTGCTTCGTTTTGCTTCGGACGTTTGCTTCGGTTTTGCTTCACCGTTTGCTTCGTCTTTTGCTTCATGGTTTGCTTCGGTTTTGCTTCGCGGTTTGCTTGAAGCACTTGCTTCGTTTTGCTTCGAAGCGTTTGCTTCGCGTTTGCTTCGCCGAGACTCGCCCGAAGCGACGCCGCCGGCATGCCCGGCCTTGGCTCTTTTCTCCTTGAGTTCGCTGCCGGAAGTGCCGCCGAATTTCATCAGGGTGTCGGCCTCNACCACCATCCACCGGCCGGCGGCGAGCGCCGGTTCGAGCATTCCCGCGGCCTCCAGTTCCGTCACCTGCCGTGCGTTGCCTTTCAGCGAGCGCACGACCGTGAGGTCGAATGCGCCGTCGAATGCGGGAAATCGCAGCTGGTACGCGGTGNGCACGCAGAGTCTGACCCATAGGCCCAACGCGGCGTTTGATACCGTGCCGGGCATGGTCTGCGGGCTGAAGTTGAGCCCGTCGTCTATCTGGGTCCATGTCATGGCTCACTCCGCCTCGTCGTCTTCGGGCAGGAAACACCCGTTGAGTGCCTTGTTTTCCTCGTCGCTGGTGGGGTATCCGAGGTCTGCGAGCGTGTGGTAGTAGGCTTGGGCGATGGTGATGTCGCACTCGTCGGCCCATGTGCCGGGTTTGATGAGTGCTTCGATCTGGGCGCACAGGATGAGCAGGAGTTCCCTGTTCGCGGCTCCCTCGACGTGCTGGCGGCGGTGCAGTTCCGCGAGGTTCGTTTCGCGCCACAGTCCCCTATCGCTCGTGTCGTCGCATGGCAGCGGCGTGGCGGCGAGCAGGTTGTATGCGTCGAGCACGTGGTCGAGGTTGTTCCATTCGGCCCCTGCGATCAGGCCGTCGCATAGGTTGGTGCCGGTCAGCGCGAGCAGGCTCAGACGGGTGTTGGCCTTGCGCAACTGGCCGCCGTTGAATCCGGTGGCGTGCTTCCTGATCCAGTCCGTGCGCAGCGTGTNCGCCAGCCTGTCGAATTCCTTGCGGGCGGCCAGCGCCTCCTGGAATGCCGCCTGCTCCCGTTCCCTCCGCTCGCTCTTGGCGTCACGTTCGGCGATCTCCTCAGGCGACAATTGCGGGAAGCACAATACGGTGCGCTCGGAGAATCGGATCACCGGCCCGCCGTACGGGTTCTTCTCGCGCCACTGCCCATACCATTTCTCGAACTCGTCGGGCTCGCCGCTCCACACGTCGTAGAACCGGTAGCCCTCCGGCGTCGTCCACGTCGAAGCCGAGACATCCACAGTCAGGCCCAGAGCTTCAAGCGCTGTTCTCATGCTCTGCTGCCACGCCTCGACGCGAACCCGCGACCGCAGCTGGCCACGCTTCCAATCCCAGTTCTTGGTGCCCGCCATCGAAGCCAACTCAGCCATCATGTCGGGATAAGCCTCGAACTCCGCAAGATCACCCAACTGGGAAAGCGACAACTGAGCGAACGCCTCCGACCCGGAACGCACATCGGCGGGGATACGCGCGATCCGCAACCGGCCACGCACGAACGACTCCGAACGGCCCGTCTTCGCCGCAAGCTCCCCCACACCGGCACCAAGGTCAAGCAAACCCTGATACCCGTCAGCCTCCTCCAACGGCGTCAAATCGGAACGCTGGCAGTTCTCCACCAGCATCAGCTCACGCTCGGTCTTCGCATCCAACTCACGCACAACACACGGTACCCGCTCAATGCCAGCCAGCTTGCACGCCGCCAAACGACGATGACCAATCACCACACGGTAACAGCGCTCGCCGTGCTCCTCATGGTCGGGTGTGACCACGAGCGCCTGCTGCAATCCCTGTTCGCGGATGCTGTCGGCGAGTTCGGTGACATCGCCCACGTCTTTGCGGGGGTTGTTCGGGTTCGGGATGAGGCTCTTTACGTTGATATCGATGATGTTGATAGACAATTCGTCGGGTCACTGCTCCTTAATCGATGTGCTGAGATTCTGGTGCGCGGGCAGGTGCGGCATGCGCTTCCTGCGCCGGCGTTGGCGCTCATGCTCCAGTTGCTGGCGTCCGTGCTTGCGTTTGCTCATGATTCAGTCCTCCTTGATTTCACCGGTCTTCGGATCCACACCGCCAGTGGGCAAATCACGCCACGGATCCAGCAGACTGCGCTCGATATCCGCCTTCACCACGCGCTCGCGGGCCTCGACCGGATAGTTAATGAGGTCGTTGACCGCGTTGGCGGCGTCGAAGATGTGCTGCGAGAGATCGCAGGCGTCGTACAAGGCGTCGGTGATGGGGTCGATGTTCTTGTATTTTTCGATGTATTCATCCTTGGTGGCCAGGTCGAGCATCTTGCTGGCCGCGATGCGGAACGCGGCCGCGGCGTCCTTCATGCGTGATGCCTTGGCTGTCAGGGCGAGCAGCATGAGCGGCGTGATCTCGTCGGGTATCAGCGCGTCCTGCACGCCATCGGTCTTTTTCTTTCGTGACATTGAATCTCCTTAGAATTCGGGGTCTTGGCTGTCTGATGAAAAATCGTTGGAAGCGCCGAACGTGGCGCCAGGAGAGGCGGGGGCCGGCTGAGCCCACGGGTCACCTTCCGGCATGCCGGGGTTCTGGGCCGGGGAACCGTTCTGCCAGCCTTGTTGCTGGTTGGCGGGTTTGGCCGGATCCCCATAGGTCGAGCCACCGGAATAGCCGCGACCGGATTGGACACGGTTGACAGCGGCGGTCGCATACCTCAATGAGGGGCCTATCTCGTCGACGGTCATGTCGATGACCGTGCGCTGGGAGCCGTCCTGCGCCTGGTACGAGTGCTGTCTCAGTCGGCCCTGGGCGATCACTCGCATGCCCTTCTTCAGGGACTGGACGCAATGGCCGGCCATGTCGCCCCACGCGGAGCAGCGCNTGAATAATGCCTGCCCGTCCTCGAACTGGTTGGTCTGCCGGTTCCAGTTGCGCGGGGTCGAAGCGATCGTGAAGCTCGCCACGGTCGCGCCGCCGCCCGTGGTGCGCAGCTCCGGGTCGGCGGTCAGGTTGCCGATGATCGTGAGAGCACTCTCCCCGGCCATCACGCATCACCGTCCAACGCGCGCAGCAGGGCAACGGCGGCGGAACGTGCCTCGTCGGCCAGGTCGAACAGTTCCCAGTCGCCGTCACCGGCCGCGCCGTCGGCCAGCAGGCTCGCCACGTCATACGCCTTGCGCGAGAGGCCGCGGCGCGCTTCCGCCACATCGTCCTCATAGTCCGTCGGCGTGGCATCGCGCTCCAGTCGCAGCCCGGTATGATCCATCGCTTGGTCAAGCATGGACAGCATCACGGGCAGCGTTGGCTTGTTCGGCGAATCGGCCACCAGCGACTGCAATATGGTGGCGAAGGCCACCCGCGGCGTCACGGTTTCGGTTTCGGGTTTCTCGCACATCTATCCCTCCTTATGGGTTTTGACTGGTTTGCGTTTCCACAGGCAGACCGCCGAGATCTGGCGGCGTTCCCGGTCGACCAGCACATCGCCGAACCGGGGCGGCAGTATGGTCAGCGGCCATGCGTCCGTGCGGTTGAGATGCTGGATGGTGGCGAGCAGGCTGTCCAATAGTTCGCCGGCGCCCATGCGCATGCCGGCGCTGTCGAGCGGCCATTCGAACAGGCTTTCGCCTTCCTCCCGGTGGTCGTAATCGTCGGATTGCGTCATCGCACTCCCCTCTCTCTGATGGTTTGAATGAATTGCGTGGACCGTGCCGAATCGAACGGCTTCCCGCTGTTTGCCACGTACATGACACCGTGATCTCCAGCGGGGGCGAACCTGCCGGCCCCGAATGCGCCACTCCCCTGCTCCGGGAGCGGCGGTGGTGTTAGCGACTGGCCTTGTCGATTGCCGGGGAAGGAAAGAAACCCGGCAAGTCGTTATTCGGCGCCGGTCTCGGCCTCGAACAGGCAGATAAGGCGTATGGGCACGCCGATGAAGGCGACCAGAGAGCAGATGCCGTTGGCCAGAGGTGTCTGGCATGCCTCATGGGTCATCACCCACACCAGGCAGACCACGAGAACGATCGCCAGCACCGTCAGATGGCGCATGAACCGTTTCGACGGGCCGCCATCGGCCTTCCTGTATCCACTGGCGTGGTGTCCGTAATCATGGGAGTCCATCTATTCCTCCAATGTCTTGATGTAGCGGAGCATCTCTTCCTTGCGCACATGCCTGCGACCGGGCTCCCCCCGCTTGTTCAACGGACGGAACACGTCGACGTCACGCTGGTTCACCGCGACCAGCAGGCCGTCGTAGTCGATGTTGAACACCTGCGCGGCCTGCGGCAGCGTCAGCGTCTCGCGCTCCCACAACGGCACCGGATTGCCGTCGGTGCGCACTCCATCAGCTGTTACGGGCATTACGGACCTCCTTGGCTCGGATGTTTCCAATCGTCAGCAGGATGATCGCAATGGATTGCAGGATGTCTATGAGATTCTGACCGCTCATCATTTCGCCTCACTTGGGTTGGACGAGGGTGTTGGAGCCCTCGGGAGTGACGATCAGCTGGTCGGCGTTCTGCAATGCGTCGATGTAGTGCTGTCTGAGCACGTTGTCGGTCAGGGAGTCGTTGAGCACCTTGTTGGCGTCGGCCTCACCCTGCGCCTTGATGCGTTTGGTCTCGGCCTTGGTCTTCTCGACCTCCTGCTCGTTCAACGCCTTCTGCTTGTCAATCTCGGCGGCCTGCGCCTCCGCATACTTCGAGGTGATGGACTTCGGGTAGCGAACCTCCTGCACCGACACCTGTTCGACGCGCAATCCCATGTCCTTCCATTTCGCGGTCAGGGTCTTCTGGATGGCGGCGGTGTACTTGCTGCGGTCGGTCAGCAGCTGGATGGTGTCGAACCTGCCGGAGACCTCGCGTGGCACGCTGCGCACGTCCACCGCAGCCACCGATTTCACGAACGTGGTCTGCTTGCCGTAGTCCTTGTACAGATCCATCGCGTACTTCGGGTCGAGCGAATAGTTGACCTGGATGTCGATGTCCGCCTGCGCGCCGTTCTTGTCGTTGACGGTGACCTGCGGGCCGCGTGCGGAGCCGCCGTCGTAGTCCTCCTTGCCTTTGGCCACGTAGCTGATGACGTTGTTGCGGGTGTCGTATTTGACGGTGGACTGCCACGGGAGCTTGCCGTGGAATCCCGCGTCGGCGGAATAGCCTGCGATGGAGCCGCCCATGTTCTTCAGCACGACGACCTCTCCCGCGTCCTGCGAATACAGACATGCGGGAATCATCAGCAGACCCGCCACGACGATGGGGACAAAGCCGAGGGTCGTGCCGTCGCCGCCGTTGGCAAGGGCGACGGCGATCATGCCGACTCCGATGAGCAGGAGGATGATTGCGATGATGAACCAGACCATGATGTTTCCTTTCTCTGGTTTTCAAGGGTTGGTTCACCTCCCCTAAGCTGGATATCGCGTAACTACTAGCTATGAGAGGAGGTGAAGAATAATGACGTATCGACTCGTGTTTGAGACGACCGCCGATAAGCGACGGTTTGTCGATTTAGCGGGAGAAGAGTATCCGTCGAAGATTCTCGATGAATTGGAGAGCGCCGCCGCGTCGGGTGGCGTGGTTTCGGTTCGAGGTCGGGCTCTCGGTGTCCCCGAGGGGTCTCTTATCTATCTCAATCCGCGTGCCGCCCTGTGGTGGTCGCTGGTTGAGATCGACGACTGACTCCGGCATGGCGGCGGCGCGGACGGAACGATGTCCGCCGTGCCGTCGCCCGTTCATGCTGATTTCGTAATCGAACTGTTTGGCGATGGCATCTCGCGCGTCGATCAGGTCGCTTTCCGACTGGGGATAGCCGATGATGAGAACGATGCTTCCGAGCCCGTATCTCAGGACTTTGAAACCGTCCCCTTCTTCAATGCGGGTGCTGACGGTTCCCATCACTTCACCTCCTTGCCGGCGAGTTCGAGCGAGACAATGAGGGCACCCACGCAAAGAAGGGAGGTGATTACATGGCGCAATGGAATATCCGTTTTAACGACGAGCTGATCGGACCGTTCGACGACGCCGAAACGCAGGCGATCTCCCAGAAGCTCACCACGTCGACCAGGACGCAAGGAGGGGTCGTCTTCAGCGGCAAGCTCGCGGATTCCGGGAACGACGTAACTGCGTACTGGACGCCCGGATGCCCCATCAGCTTCGAACAGATCTGAGAACGGGCCGTGACCGCGCCCCTGCGCTTGCACAGCAGGGGCGTCTTCATGCAGTACCTCGCGTACAGCACTCTTAATCAGGATGAACAGCTGGGAATGGGAGCACACGAAGTCGTCCACGCTCATCGGTTCGTCATGGTTGTCCATCGTCGCTTCGCGGACGGCTTTTTTCATAGCGTCGTACTGCCCCGGAGCCTGCTCGATGAACTCATCGGCGGATTGAGGGATGAGGAACTTAACATCTTTCAGGCCACTCATTCCGCACCTCCTTCGCCGAGCGCTGGGATAGTGTTTTCGGTGGCGGGCGTGGGGGCGTTTTTGGTGAATTGTGGCGGCAGGAGTTCCGACGGGGATTCTCCGATGGCTTCGGCGAGCGCAAGGATGTCATCAAGGTCGAAGCCTCGGTACCCCTTGAGCTTGCTGTTGAGACTGGAGTAGGGCATGCCAGACTTCTCCGACACGAATCGCTTCGTCATGCCCTTTTCGCGAATTTTTTCATCGACACGATTGCCGACCCATGCATTAACATTGCTCATGTGAGCAACGCTATAGCCAAGTTCGATTACTGTCAATGCCGGCGTGTCACAAATGTGCAATCATGTTGCAAATTATGAATTGCAATTGCCTTATATGAGATGTAAAGTACTCACATGAGCAAGATTCAAGATGAACGAAGCCATCGCTTTTCCCAGTTAATTGGGTTAGAGCTAAAGGCAAGCTTTGCGCGCCATGAGACATCCCAGGCCGATGTCGCTGAAAAATTAGGACATTCGAAGTCAGGGTACTCCCGTTGGCTGAACGCCAAGCCGTCAATGCCGATGGAAGCGCTCATCAACACCTGCGAACTGCTCGGCGTAGACCCGCGCGAAGTCTTCAACGCAGCCTATCGACGACTCATAGAAGAAATGGGAGAATACAATCCTGCGTCTACTGGCGAGCGCTTTGTTGATGATAGACAATCCCCGGAAGCCGGTCATGAGGACATCGATATCGACGCTTGGGCTGACCGGATCAAGGCCGAGGACAAGGTTAACGTCGAGTGATTCATTCGACCGCATTCAGATAGGAAAAGGGAAATGTCGAGGAAGAACCGCAAACCGATCTACACGCTTTCGCAGGACGAGGCGGAACGTCTCATCGCCGAGGTGAAGAACGCGGTGGAGAAGCTGTTCGTCATGCCCGCGGCGGGAGAACGCAACGCCGAATTCCACGTGCTCGGCGACGACGGGGAGAAGTTCACCATAGCCGTGTTCAAGGGCGCGATCAACGCCGACCGCCACTCCATGTCCGCTCGAATCACACGGCTCGGCGTGCCCCTGCTGCGGCTATGCGTGAACGGCTCGACCCACACGAACCCCGACGGCGAGAGAATCAGCGGAACCCACTGGCACATCTACAAGGAAGGCGAGGATGACTGGAACGCCCAGACTGCGGACATCGAATCACCGGACTTCGTGAACGATACAATAAGGCTGTTGGACAGATTCAACGTCATCCGCAGACCGGACTTCCAGGAGAAACTGATATGAACGAGACCACCGCCACCGACGAGCTCATCGCGGAATACGGCGAATGGCTCAAACGCGAATCATCCGTGCGCAACGTCGGCGAATGGCGCGAGGTCACTTTGCCGTTCCTCGACCGCTCCAACGACGACCTTTGCTTCTACGTCCGCACCACCGACGGAGTCACCTCGTTCACCGACGACGGGTACACGATGGCGTCCTTCGACCTCAACGGCGTCACCATCACCGAATCGAGACGCGAGCGCATCANTCGTCTCGCCCTGCGTTTCGGCGCCATGGTCGGCGATGACGGGCAGATCACCCTGGAGACCGAAGGAAGCCGTCCGGACGCGATGAACCGTTTCGTGCAGGCGTTGACCGATATCGGCTCCATGCTGGAGACCTCGCAGAAGAGGGTGCTGTCCTATTTCGCCGATGATGTGGCGTTGAAGCTCGACTCATGCCAGGTGTTCTACACTCCGAACGTGGGCATTCGCGGCGTGTCCAGCTACGAACACAGCTTCGACTTCCTGTTCCAGCGCAGCGCCAACCATCCGACCCGGTTCTGCCAGGCTCCGAACCGATTCGACAAGGACGCCGTGAAGGACATCATGTTCGGTTGGGATGACACGAAGAAGGATCCCAAGCGCAGGGATTCCCGGCTGATAGTCATCGGCGACGACCGGCAGACGCCGTTGCAGCGCGGCGCGCTCACCGCGTTCCGCAACTACGGTGTGACCGTTATCCCCTACTCCAAATTGGAAGAGCGGGCTCCCGTGGAACTCGCCGCGTAGCTTCCGAGCCATATAAGGACTCATCCCGACGACTCACCGCGAGCGCCGGGATGAGTCCTTGGTTCTTGTGTTTCGCTATATGATTGAGTCATGTCGGACGACAATGTCCGGCACGAAGGGAGACCCATCATGAAAAAGGCAATCGCACTGCTTGTTGCGGCGATGTTGCTTACCGGTCTGTCCGCTTGCAGGGGAAGCACTACGGCCGATGCACCGGCCAAATCCGATGGCACGTCAAAGACCGAGACCAATAAGGAAGAGCCCAAACCCCAGCCGGCCGATCTGACCGGCACATGGAAGCAGACCAATTCCAACGACCCGAACTCATACATGGCAGCCACCATCAGCGGCGACACCATCGAGGTCAACTGGATCGGCACCGACACCAAGAGCCTCTACTGGAAGGGCACCTATCAGGCACCGACCAAGGCCGGCGACTGGAAGTGGACCAGCCAGGGCGACACCGAAACCATGGCTCAATCCCTGCTCGCCTCGCAGGACGCCACCAAGGACTTCACCTACAGCGAGGCCGACGGCGTGAGCTGGGAGACCACCGCGCTCGGCACCACCATCACCGTCAAGACGGCCAAGCAATAAATCCCGTGTCGGGCGGATCAAGCCCTAAACACGAAACCGCCCCGGTCGCTCTGCGAGCGCCGGGGCGGTTTGGTTTGTAGGGATTCAGACAAGTGCCGGGATCGATTCCATTGATACTGGTTTTTCTCCCAACAGCATTTTTGTTTCGGGTCCTTTGGGCAGGCTTCGCGGCATTATCACGCCGTTTGGTTTGGTCCTGAGATACGTCACGAACATGGCAATGGTGGTATCGCCGTTTTCCCATTCGGAGATATCGGACAAGTCCTCGGCGTCGGATGTTCCGCCGTTGAAATGTTCAGAAGCAATCATCGTCACCTGATCCCCCATCTTGATGAGGATATTGGCGCATCCGCCTATTGCTTTGACTCGTTCCACGAGAAAGTAGAGCTTTTCCTCTCCCAATGCGACGACGATGGGACAGTTCCCTTGCTCGTCACGAACGGTCAGCACGTCATCGAGCAATCCCATTGACATGGATATGTCAATGCGAGTTTCGAATAGATTCAGCTCGTCGTAGTGTTTGTACGGCGCCTTCTGCAATTCCGGTGATTGTTCGTTCATCCCATTCACCTCCACATGTTTTCATTGCGTTGATTGCTATCGTGTTGATCAGTACCGAAGAAACCGCACATGCATACCTCACATCCTTAAGAGAATCCAGCCGGTGGATGAACTGCTTGTCCACCGGCAATCCGCTTGGCGGATGATGCCCATTGGGATGTATGTGGCAAATATTGTGTGAACAGTCGATCTCAGCGGCTTGCCACATATCAGCGCGCCCCTTGGACTCATCGGGGACGGAATCGTCATCTTCGATAATCTCAAGAGAATCATCAATAGTTTCTTCGTCGAAGTTGACTTGTATGCACTGGAAGAATCGATGGATATGACCGCTTTTGCGCCAATCGACGTAAATGGTTCTGGCGTTTGTCGGCAAACCATCGGGTCCCGTGACGGTGCGGTATCTGACGGGTGAGCGATCGCAATCCGGGTCTGGCGTGAACTTGCCCTCTTCCCAGATGTCCGGCTCGTCGGGCTGCACCGCATCGATATCGTGGCTTCTGCGTCTGGAGTTCTTTATTCCCATTTCAGTGTTGCGATATCACCGTTTCTTCCGATATCTATTAGCCCGTTCTATACCGACGACTAATGGATACGCCGCGAATCCACGACGCCAATCGGATACGACAGACTTTCCGATAAGCGCCATGACGCGATTCAAAGACATTGCGCCTGCCATGATGGTTGCTCCTATCGCAGCATGCAATCTCTTTCCCTGACTTCCCGTTGCATGCTGTATGTTCAATCTACACGTATTAGATGAACTTGTGCACATTTTTTATCGGAATGTGCATAAGTTCGTCCCATTTTTGGATTGCCCGCGCGTGTCGCAAAATGATACGAGCGCGGCACTGCGGGTGTTGAATACGGCATTTTATGACACGTCATCACTGTCATCCGTGAGGCTGGGTATGGCTTCGCGCATCATGTCGGCGAGCGCCTTGGTGCCCCAGTGGGTGTATCGGGCGGTCATTTGGATGTCGGTGTGGCCGAGTACGGCCATGCGTTCGTCTTCGCTGGCTCCTGATTCGGCGACTCTGGTGGCTGTCCAGTGGCGGGNGGNGNGGNNNTTGACGTATGGGAGGCCGGCTGCTTGGAGGGCGTTTCTCCAGCGTCGGTTTTCCTGTTCCTGTCGTATGGGTCGGCCGAGGAGGTTGTTGAAGATGAACTGGTGGGGGTGCATGCCGAACATGATGATGCGGTTCCACAGCCGGTTCCACAGGTTCCATGTGATGGGCACGAAGCGTACGCCTTTCTTGGATTTTGGTGGTACGAGCCAGAGTCCGCCGACCACGTGGACGGCGTTGTGCCATTTGGGTATCACCGCGTCGGCGCCGCCGACGTAGTCCTGGAGCTGCTGTTGGACGAAGATGCCGGGTATGCCGTCGCGTATTTCTAGCTCGTAGGGCATGAGCGCGTATCGTTCGCCTTCCCTCATGCCGGTGGCGAACGCGAGTTCGAACAGGATGGCCCACATCTCGGTGTCCTCCGGGGAGTCGTGCGGGCCTCGCCTGCCTCCGGCCATGGGTGCCTTGACGGCGGCGGCGATCAGTTCCTTGGGCTGTGATTCGTCGAGTATCCTCTGCGGGGTCTCCTCGTAGCGTGGCGGCCTGACCCTGCGACAGGGGTTGCGGTCGATGAGCTCCTCGAGTTCGGCGTCGTCGAGCGCCTGTTTGAGTATCCCGTGGTATTCGCGCACGGTTCGCGGCGCGCGGGTTCGGCCGAGCCTGTCCATCATGAGGCGCACGTGCGCGGGCGTGAGCTCGGCGAGCCGCACTCCCCCGATAATATTGGCGATGATGTTGCACCGCTTGTCGAGGTTGTACCAGGTGTTGGGTTTCAGGTCGCGGCGGCGCTGCCCGCACCATCGGATGATGTAGTCGCGCAGGTAGGGCGACTGATTGGAATGGATGATGCCCGTGCGCTCGTATTCCCTGAGCTTGTTCTCGTGGCGTTGGCGGGCGTCGGATTTGACCAGTCCCGTGGTCTCGATGATGCGGCGGCGCCCGGTGCCGGGGTCGGCCGTGATCTCGGTGCGGAAATGCCATTTGCCGGCCTTGTCCCTGAACACTCCTCCCGCGCCCTTGGTGCGGCGTCTTTTCGTTGCGGCCAT